AGATAAAGTGGCTGACCGTCGGCTCGAGAGGTCTGGCACATATGAGAAAAGTGATCTCGGCAGAAAAGGCACGACTCGCTGAGAAAAAGTCTGCACCATTAACCAAGCAACAAAAAGACGCACACTGGAATAAGTGGAATACAAAAACTTTAGTCCCAGCACTGCGTCAGTTAAAACGAGCGAGTGAGATATATTTAGAACTTGCCTCGAAGCGATATGCTCGTCGAGCGAGTACTCTTAAAGCCGAACTCGAAAAGCAGGCAGAACAAAAAGCCATAAACTATACTGAGATTCTCGGTCGTGCTTCAGAGATATCTAGTATCAAAAAGATAGTCGGTCGCTCTTATCGATCCATATATTTCCTGAATGCGAATGACCAGATCGACGAATTGTATCGAATATCTGATCGAGTAAAACCCAGTGATTTTTCTTTTGATAACGGTGACGTCGCTGACCGAGACATTGATCGAATGGCTCGTCGAATCGTTGACACCAGTGAAAAGCAAATTAAAAGAATCGTGCGTCGTGGAGTTAAAGAGGGACTCAGCAATCAGGAGATATCGTCGCTGATTCAGAGTGCAACGACTTTCTCAGAGAGTCGTGCAGATCGTATTGCACAGACTGAAACGACTCGAGCAGTAAATACTGCGACTCTGGAAGCATATAAAGAATTCGAAGAAAAGGAAGACCTCCAGATAATGAAAGAGTGGATCTCTAGTCTAGACGGAAAAGTCCGAGATACTCACGCAGAACTAGGAAAGAGTCCACCGATACCAGTTCGAGAAGATTTTGAGGTCGACGGATACACTGCCGACGCACCTGCAAACTTTGGAGAGGCCTCTCTTGATATCAATTGTCGGTGTACAATCGCACCTGTTATAATCGAGTAAAATATGAAAGTGGAGTTTACAATGTTAACGACTATTCTGATTGCCGGCTTGACTGGTCTAGTACTCGGTGGTGTTTCCACTGTAGTTATTTTGAAGAAAAAAGAACCAGAGAGTCAGTCCGTCAGTCCTCCGATCGAAAATGTTGCAACGATTCAACAGGAGGTCATAAAACAATTAACTGATATTGACCTGCTCGAGGTTCCCTGTTCTTTAGAATATATCGGGCAGTCAGGTGACTTACTCTGTCGGGAAATGTTTTGCCGAATGACCACTCGTGGTATTGACGCAAAAACTTCTGGACAGGAATGTGAGGAGATATCGAATGTATCGAACTCAAAAACAATAATCGAGCACTGCGAAAAGTTTCTGGAATCAAACGAAGAGTGTTATGAAAAATATCGAGAAAGAAAATAAAAGAGAAAAACCTCGCTCTGTATGATATACAATTATTCAAGGAAGCAATCAATGCAATTTAAGAAATTCGAAATCGCAGAAGAGAAAAACGTATCGAAAAATGGTCCAGTGACGTTCGTAGCTAGTACTGCGACCCCAGACCGATATGACGATATTGTCGATCAAAAAGGGTGGGACCTGCGTGCGTTTCAACGCAATCCGGTCGTCCTGTTCAATCACAATCCAAATCAAATGCCGATCGGAAAAGGAAAAGCATATCTGAAAGACGGTGCATTAATGATTGACGTCGAGTTCGATAAGAATGATCCAGACGCACAGAAAATCGAAAGTAAAGTGCGTGGTGGTTTTATTAATGCAGTGAGTGTCGGATTCCAGCCCAGCGAAACTATTCCACGCTCTCGGTTATCTGCAGAGAGTCCATACTATGGAAAGACTGGAATGTACTTTCCAAAATCAGAATTACTCGAGGTATCAATCGTGACTATCCCTGCAAACAATGAAGCGACGCTCGCAAAGAATTTCCAACGGACTATCGGACTGACTGACGTTGCAAAGTCTTTAGTTTTTCATAAACACATTGTATCGATTCAAATGTTAGAGAATGGAAACTATCTGGTGGAGTTTGCGAATGCCGAAGAAGCTGCAGCCGAAGATTCTGAAGAAGCCGATTATGATAAAGAAGAAGAAACCGGCTATGATAAAGAAGAAGAAGATAAAATGAAAGAAGAAGAAGAAGAGAAAATGGAAGAAGAAGAAGAAGAAGAAGAGAAAGCCTTTCAAAGTTTACTACAAGAATTGAAAAACCTATAACCAATCTGGAGAAACACAATGTCAGATAAAATGAATGCAGTAAAACAAATTATGGGAGAATTAAAATCCCTTAAATCAAAACAAGACGAAAAGGTAGAAAATATCGAGCGTCAAGTTAAGTCAATCAAAGAAGCGCAGCGACTGGTTGAAGAAGCAGTTTACAGAGGCGACTCAGCCGAAGTAACTGGCACTGACGATCAGTTATCAAAGTTCGTCGGCAGTAAAGGCATTCGCTGGACCACTGGAAAAACTCGTGTAAAGACTGCAGCAGGATTGCAAACTATCGTCGAGTCAGGATTGCTTGATACAAGTGAGAATCTTTCTGGCTGGCACGTTGAAATGAAACGTCTTGCAAACGAAAGAATGGTCGTACGTTCAATGCTAGTCGGTGATCGCTCAACTCCTAAAATGGATCTGGCAATCGCTCGTCATTTGGGACTCGCTCCACGATCTATTCGCTCTCAGATTGAAAAAGCAAACTTTGACGGTGCTGGTGTCGGTGCAGAATTAATCCCTGATCAGTTCTTGGCAGAATTGCACCTCGAGTACGAGGTTCCGACTGTGGTTCGAAGCTTGTTCTCAGAAACTCAAATGTCCTCAAACACTTTGCTCGCTCCATCGATCACTCGTGGAGGTCGTCCATACGTAAAAGGACAGGTCACCTCAAACGATCCAGCATTGTATCCAGCTAGCACAGTGCAGACTGGACAGAAAAGTATAACTGCAAAAGGTCTGGCAACTCGTTATGTTTTAGACGAGGAATTGGTAGAAGATTCTGCAGTATTGCTTTTGCCGGCTATGCAGAGAATGATTGCTAAAGACTTGCGTGACGCACTCGAGGACGCAATCATTAATGGCGACGCAGCCTCAACTCACCAAGACGCAATTTCTCAATGGGATATTCGTGGACGCTGGGGCGCAAATGGCCTTGGTGGTACAAACGATCACCGTCGATTGTTTACTGGATTGCGTGCTCAGGCATTCGATCGTGCTTCCTTGAAAGATTTTGCTGGTTCATTAAGTGTCAGTAAATGGTTGCAATTGGCTTCTCAATTGGGAGAGTTTGCGACTGCCGATAAAGTATTGATTGTATCTCCAGAGGCTCTTTACAACAATCTCCTCGGATTGGAGCAATTGGTGACCGTTGATAAGTTCGGCCCGAATGCGACTATTTTGACAGGCCAGCTTGGTTCTATATTTGGAACACCCGTGGTCGTTTCCAGATTCTTGTCGGCTGACCTTGCAGCGACTGGAAAGTTTGTAACGTCTTCTGATACCAAAACTGGAATGCTTCTGGTCGCTCGTGACTCGTGGCAGATCTTCTCTAGACGTGGAATCCAGATCCAACAGGAACAGGATATCAAGTCTGGCGCATATAATATGGTCGCAACCGAGCGAATCACTTTTGATACACTCGACGCAAACAGTACTAAAAACGTCGCATTCGGCTACAATCTATAATCGGAGAATAAAATGTCTTATATCCCAATCCCTTTACACTTTTCTGGAACGGCAGGAGTCACTGCAGAACAATATGTGACTCTTGACGAGCGATTCGAGGTCTATGGTGCACGCATTGTAGACGCAGACGGAATCGCAGCCGATACTACAAACTACCTTTTATTTAAAGTATATGGCAATGACGCAGCGACTGCGATTTTTCAGTGGAGCACTTTAAACACTGCTGACGGTGCTTTAACTGCAGCAACTCCAGAGGAACTTGTATCAGAAAACAGAACTGACCTTGCAGTATTCGATTCAGGTGTAAAGATTAAAGTCGTTGTGGAAAAAGCATCCTCCGGTAAAGCTTTTGACGCAGTGATTGTTCTTAACTGTCGCCCAGCACGCAAGTACTAAATATTCGCAGGTATAAAATATGGCTCTCGTGACCACAGACATTCTTAAAGAATATC